CTATGAAATCATCACTTTCAATAATCTCGTGCTTTAGCTGTCTTACATACATTTCACTTAAATATTCCCAAACAACCCTACGTTGCTGTAATTCTGATTCGTCTATTGGGTGAGTTCCGTTTATATAGTCTTTGCCCCTACCACTCTTATATGGCTCGTAAATATCATATCTAAGTTTACCACTTAGGTTACCGTCCCAGAACACATATACTCTGTGGTATAAATCATCAATTAATAACTTTCTAAGTATTGTTAGGAACGCATATAAACCACCAATGTGTTGACCATGCTCGTTGTATGTATTTTTAGCACCGAAAAAGCCATGTTTAAACAAGGCATTTCCGTCTACTAAAAGTGTGTTTTGTGTCTTCTCAACGATTTCACCATTACGTGGTGGTCTTCTATTCACATTATTATATTAAAGGGTTATTACTCTTTTTCGTATGCGTTCGTATCTAAATCATATTCTTTGATATCGAAGTCGTCAAAGTTTGTGTTTAGTTTTTTGTTGATAAAATCTTTTTGTTCTTTTACATAGTTATTCTTTTCACTTGGATTAATAAAACCATGTGGTGTTGAACAAATACTACCCATTAACTCAATACCATTTACGTGATTTTTCACACACTCGATATCAGTCATCACACCAAATTGATAATCTTTACCACCTTGCGTTGCACTAAGTTTCTTGGCACTAGATGTAGACTTACCACCCATGTGGAATATCATACGTACACCATATTTGAAACCTTCACCACCATTGTGCATGATTGTTGGTTGCCCTACAGCGTTTGGTCTTAACCAAATCTTTTGTACCACAACGAATGTGTTGATATAAGGAGCACCTTCTCTTCTTGATGCTGGAATTCTGTAATTAAGAATTGATTCAAATTCTCTTTTTAAAGCACCAGCGGTCCACATGTTGTTATTTGTGTTTGACATAGCACCTTGGTAACAACCAATTGAACCAATTGAATCCCAAAGAAATGTAATATTGTGAGGGAATTCACCCTTAGCTTGTTTGTCAAGAATTTCATTGATTAATTTAGCGATATCTTCAACCACTGGAATAAATCTTTGTGGTTCTGTTTTCATCTTGGCATCTTTGTAATCATAGTTTTGATACAAAGCTAATAAATCACTACCGCCAAAGTACATAAAATCTGGTCCATCATAATCAACAACTACACCATCTTCATCAATAATTTCTTCAAATTTAAAACCCACTAATTTAGCGTGTTCCCAGTTAAAACTACCTTCAGTGTCAATGATGATACAATAATCACCTAATTTTTGTGCACCAGCTAACGATTCATAAATACCTGTTGATTTACCAACATCAGAGAACCCTCTAAATTGCGTTGTATACCCACGAGGAACTCCAGGGACACCCACCGCATCATGAAACGCTTTTTTAAAAGGTATCCACGTTAATTCTTTTTCTTTTACAACTTGCGAACCTAAACCCAAGTTCTTTTTAAATGACGTGTTGTCAAATGATTTTTTTCCGATTGACTCTGTTTTTTCACCAGTTTTGCTTGGTTTCTTACTCATTTTATAATAATTTTATTTTTGTTATTTTCTAGTACAAAAAAAGGAGATTTCTCTCCTTTCCTTGTTTAATGTAAAACACTAATTAAAATGGGAGGTCATCGACTTCATCTTCAGTAGATGTTGTAATTGGGTTCAAAGTTGTTGTAACAGTTTTTACACCAGCTTTTACATTTTCAACACCTAGTGTCAACTCACTATTCAAATTATTATCTTCTTCAGTTGCAGCTAAAGATACCTTATCAACAAAACATTTATTCTCTTTGTCCCACGCTGGAGTTCCACCTTTTACGATGATTTCCAAGTAGTCGTAAGTTTTAACAGCATAAACATCTTCCCATGTTCTTGTATCGGCCAACCATTCAGCTGATTGTGTTGCATCTTCAGAAAGCGGTGATGGGTCCAATGAAGCAACAGCAGATACAACTGGAACATTGTTTTGATTTCTATTGATACTCAACACAAGGTCACGACCAGTTTCAGCATTCGTAATGTCTTTTTTAATCGCATTAACAACACCTATGATTTTGTCATAGATACCTTCTTTACGATAGTCATGGTTAAATCTCCAGAATTTAACACCTTCTTCTTGGTTCTCTCTGTCAATTACTTTGACGATATACATCAATTTGGCGTTGTATTTTTTAGCTAATTCTTTATCAGTATCTTTGCCAGTAGATAATAAAGCTGCACGAGCTTCGCAGAACGGACAAGCTTCATTTTTTTCATGTTGTAAACACGCAAATGTTTTCCATTCACCATCAACTTGGATTTTATGACCATAAAATTCTGTGAATGCTGTGCCCTTTGCAACTGGAAGGATTCTGATTGTTTTTGTTGCAGACTTAACACCTTCTTTAATAAAGGTATTAAAATAATTTTTAAGGTCGTAAACCTTATCAGTTTTCTTTTCGTACTTGGGTTTGTTGTTGGCCTCGTACTGTTCTAGCATAGCTATTAGTGGGTTTTGTTCTGTACTCATTTTTTCTTTTTTTTGTTTATATATAATTGTTATTTTTCTCTTTTAGTTATTACAAATATACGATATTATCTGTAAAAGTCAAGCAAAATCTACAACTAAATTTTACCCAAAAAGGCTTGTTTTAGCGGTATTTTTACAAAGATACGAATCATTTTTGGATATTGCAAGTTGCCAAATAAAAATAACTTATAAAAATAAAAAAGCCCCTAATTAGGAGCTTTTTTTATTTGTGTATTTTTATTTATACGTCTTCTTCGTCATAATCCCGTATGGTTTCTTCATCATAAGGATTATCATTTATAGAAAATGATTTTCTAAGGTTGGCATCACTATATGATGAATCAACATCATCTTTGGTTAGCACATATTCTTTTGGTTTTTCTTTGCCCATGACATCATAAGCACCTCCTTTGTCGGCCCAATAATCAGTTAATTTTTGATTGAAAGGATAAGAACTCAAAGACCTCATTTCCATTTTTTCAACTGGTGTGGGGTTGCGTTTGATGATTTCTTTTTCCAAACCTTCGATTTTATCAGAAATCTTGGACATACTAGCGACACGTGATTCTAAATCAGTTAATTTTTGTAAAAGCATTTCAGAGTTTTTACTAGCCATGTCAGCAGCACGTTTGGCTTCTTCTGAACCCTTTACCAAAGAAGTAACATCAACTTCAACATCATTACTAGCTGGAGCAGCTGGTTCTGGTGTAGGTTCTTCAGCTGGAGCATCTGGTTCTGGAATATCACTAGTAGATTCTTCACCATCAGCATCACCAGCATCAACACCCAAATCAGCGGCTACTTTATCAGCAGCACTATTTGCATTGTCTTCTGGTTTTAAATCACTTGGTGCTTCGTCAGCCTCTTCCAATTGTTCATAACCTAGTATAAGGTCTTTGTACTCTGGTATTTCTTTTTTTTCTTGGTAAAAATCATATTCAGTTAAGAATTTGAATTTTCCAATTTCTTCTTTCAATAATTCTGGGTTAAATTTTTTCTTTTTCATAGATTAAAATAATAATTGTCTTCCGTCTTCTGTTATTATCTTTTTATTGATTCGCTCAACTAGGCTCTTATCACCTTTTATGATACAAACACCAGAACTACAATCCATATCTGGATTTTGACCATTTTCTAACATAGCATCCAAGGCTTTATTTAAAACCTCAGCTTTTTTATCATCATTTTTTTTATTTATTTTGTTTTCCATAACTTATAATTTTATTGTCGTTATTTTTACTATAAATATCACGAATCTATTAAAAAACCCTTTCAATGTTGAAAATGCCTAGCTCTTTACCGTTTATAAGTATGATTTTGTTTTGGTATTCATCCCAATTAATCTTAAATGACTTATAATCGGTATTTCCAGCTGAAGTACCCATGGTTTGGTCAATAAGTTTATTAAGTGCGTTGATTGTATATAGGGCATTGCCCTTTTTGTGGATAGGGATAGCACTAGGGAATAAATCTTTTAGATTCATTCGCTTGCCTTCTGGTATTATCAATTTAAATGTTATAATAACCTTGGATTCATCATCTAGGTTTTTATAACAAAAAACTTTGTTTTTGGTAATATTAAATTTGGCCTCAAGGTATTCAAGGAACCATTCAACTCTCTCTGGAAATATGAATGAGGCTAGTAGTATTGTTTTGTCCATTTCTTATCGAATATAAAAAAGGTAGATACCTTACTTTGTTATCCAAAGCCTCAATATTTTTTTTATATTCTATAAGTATCTTAGTTTCATCCAAAAAGACTCTACTAATTACGTTGATTCTACTTTTTATTTTGTTTGTGTCAATACCCATGAAACCCAATAGTTTCAAGTCAATTCCGAATATAAAACCCTCACCATAAACATATAACATTTGTTCATTTAAAAAAGCAATCGGGTCTTTTAACGAATATATTTTTTTGATGATTTTTATTAGTGTTTTTCCTTTGTATTGTATAGGGTCAACAAATATATAACTAAGGTCACTGGTCAAATCAGCGTAAACCTTGGATATAAACCATTTTAAATCTGACTCGTACTTGTCACGTTTTTCGGTCCTTTTAAATGTCCAATATTTGTTTTCACCCAATGATATATTGATGATGTCAAAGTCTGGGTATAGATTGTTGACTATATCGTACCCAATGATTAACGTTGGCAATCCGTCAATTATTTCATTGACGGAATTTACCACGTTGAATTCTTCTGGAGCTTCTACTTTGCTAGTTGATACAATATTGGCAATCTTCATATTGCAAAGGTACGAAAAAAATTATTAAAATACAAGATTATAAATAAAATAATTTTTTATGGAATTAGAATTAAATATCAACCGTTAGCTCTTGCTCTTTTAGCTC